TCACTGTTTGAGGCAGCGTTAGACGTGGCAATAGAAATCAAATTTGCTGTTAGCTGAAGTCTATGAGCACCAGGAGCTGTGTAGTTACTGTATCCTTGGGCATTGTCTAACAGAGTGGAGTCTACATTATTATTAACTACCTTCTCTGAAGTAGAGAATCCCAGTGAAATATCTGTTGGTACATTAGAGTATTTGTCAACTATAGTTATTTGGTCTTCCACTCTAACAAAGTGACCTTTTTGATAAATTACCCCATCACTTGTTCTCACAGCAGATCCAACACCAACCGGGGCAGAGTATGAAGAATTTGCAACACGCACTTGTGCAATATAATTTAGTGCTGTTAATGCCCCTGACGATCCTGTTGTAGTGGTAATTGTCAACGAAGGAGCAGTTATGTAGCCAGATCCACCATCAGAAATCACTACATCTCTTATTGAACCATTTGCAAACGTAACGATATTAGCAGAAGCACCCGTACCACTGTTGCTTGTAAAAACAATTACATCAGAATTGCTATACAACGTTCCGGAAGCAGATATTTCAATAGACTGAACTGAAAAGTCTCTTGCATAAACAGTTAATACATCTGTATTCGAGTACTTCTTCTTTGCCCCTGCTCCAGTGTTAATATATTTGATGAATAATGTGGAAAGATCAGGATCCTGTGATTCCAATCCCTGAGCATAGTTTACAATTTCAGAAGTTAAATTAGCAGAATCTTTTAAATAACCATTAGCGTAGTTAGATACTAGAGTTGTCTGACCATCTACTTGGAGATCCTCAAGTTTAACATAGTAGTAACTGAAATCAAAGGAGAGGCTACACCCCTTGATTATAGTACCTTGTTTGTAAATATTATCACCAAATCTTTCAACTTGATTCTGAAGAATAGTTTGTAACTGGGTTAATTCTCTTGCCTGAATAGGTACAGCTGGTCTGAAAAGAACTCTGTGAAAGTTTTTATCTTCATTATAATCATCATAGTACGGTGATACATTAAAATCTGTATTAAGTGGCATTTGTTCCTCTATTAAAATTCCAAGACAAGCTTCAAGGTTTCAGTTTGTCCGTTTGTTTTTGTGATTGGTGTGAAGTTCTCAATATATATAACGTCTCCAGAACCGTGAACCAAATCCGATGGAACGATACCTGATACGAGAAACTGCGCATCCGATGTATCACCTGTAAGATAGTACTGTGTACCACCAGTCTCACTTTGGTTGATAGTTCCTTTTTTGTTAACTATCCGTACTACAGTGTTGTTAGATGAGTAGAAAAACCCATTAGCATTTTCATTCTGAACTACTAACTCGTCTTCAGTGAATCCCTGAGCAGTTTGTAAGACACCTACAACTTTGTAAGTTTGATCAAAGTAGGTAGTTGGTTGGGTTGCCGTATCACATACCGATATGAATCCAGACGTATTGCCTACCAATAAACTTGTTGAAGTATTTCCTGTGACAAAAAAACCATAAGTGTTTGTTAACTTAACAACAGAGTCATTAGCTGCAAACACAATTCCACGAGCAGTTGTAGTTTTGTTAGTATCAACAACTGCAACTGCTGTCGCTGTATTTCCTCTCAAACTATGACCAGTCTGAGATAATCCAGCTGTTAGATCAATTGCCCCTCCATTCAAAGTAGATGACAGCTTAACTCCTGTTGAATTAGCCTGAACAACAAAATAACTAGAATTGTTGGATAATGCTGAAAGAGATGTATTGCCTGCAGCTACTAAGTATTTGACATAGTCGTTATTCTGAAATACATTATTAGAAATAGTAATGAAATCATTCGTGTTTGATACTGCAGTATTCGAATTGAAAGAAACAGCTGAAGGAGCAGATATTGATATACTTGGTAGAATGTAACCCTGACCTGTATTGCTTATATTAATTTGAGATATTCTACCTGTTGAATTAGAACTTGCATTGGCAACAGCAGTAAGGCTAGTTGTTCCTGATATTGTAACAACAGCGTTGGAAGTGTATCCTGAACCAGGATTAGTAATTACGATACCAGCAATAGGAGATCCTTGCGATTGAATTATTGTCTCCCCATCGGCAAATACTCCAGTACTAGAACTTATTTCAAGGACCACGTTGGAAAACAGAGGGTCCTTAATTATCCCCACTGCTCTGAAATCATTTTCATCAACTAATTTGCTTCCAGAGACTGAGCTATCAAAAACTGTACTAATTCCAACATACCTCGCTCCCAGCTCTGCAGCTGCATTGCTACCATGACCACCTTTAGGACTAATTATTACTTTGGCTGCTGCTGTGTTTGCTGTTATAGCAGTTCCTGTCGAAACATTAATTATTCCAGTATTACCAGTTACCGTAACAGAAGCATAACTATAACCAGTTCCTCTCTGCACTATTTCAATACTGTATATTGTATTACTTGATGTGTTAACAAGAGCTCTAGCTTGTGCACCTGAACCATCACCGTCGATAGATACAAGTGGTGTAATTTCATATGTTGAGCCAGTTGTAGGATTGATATCGAAAGGAGAATTGATAATAACTCTTCTTGTAGAACCTGCAACAGTGTATCCAGTGATAATTTTCTGTTGGCCGCTACCAGTTCCATTAGTAACTTTCAAAGCAGAGTTAATATAAAAATTAGCATTTGCTGAAGCATTAGATGGATCAATTGCATATATCAAAGGATTACCACCAACTAAAACTTCTTGGAAAAATCCATTAGCATATGATGCGTATCCACTTCCGCCCGACAAGACCTCAATGTTGTCTATTGATCCTATTACTGAATTACTAACAACGTTAGAGTTGACAAATACTGGAATGTGAGACGCTGTAGCAAATTTTGTGAACTGAGTTGGTGTTATTGAATACATATACTTCCACTGATATCCATCAGCGGTTGTAAAGTAAAAATCCTCATCGGCAGCTGTTTCTGATATTCTAGGTCTATAAGTTGATGGAGCGCCTCGGTTATTGTCTAAGCACTTAAATACACTATAGGATGAATTTTCATCCGATAAAACATAAAAATTAGAATCCATAACCTCAGGATCATCATGGGTGTATTTGTTGAATACTGTGTTTGAAACCCAATCATGCCTAGGAGTCATTTGAATGATATCACTAGAAGTAATCCTCTTACCATATATCATATTTTCATAAGGATCAATTAATGTGGTTTGGACATTATCATTCAAAACAGGTGGGGAATTATCATTAGCAAAAGGAACAGGGTTACCTACAAAAAAATAGTAAATATTAAAGTTAGGTTCTGAAAAAGATTCAATGAATTGGTCAACATTGAAAAGTTTAATGTTGTTTGTGATAAGTTTGCTCATGTTGTTATTTCTACACCGGAAGATTTGATTGTAACATCCACGTTAGATACTTTGATTACATTACCAAATAACTTAGTGCCTGCTACGTGCATCAGTTTCTTTAAAGTATCCCCATATGTCTCGAGCGGTAGCTCAGTTTGAATTTGATAAGAATAAAACTGATAAAAATCACCGTCATGAATGTATTTATCACTGTTGAGGAATCCCTTGGTTGATTTAAAATATCCCTCCCCAACTCCTTGATTAATAAGATTGGCATATCCTGTTGCAATGTATGCATTTGTATCAATTTCTATGCTAATAGATTCTCCATCTTCATATGCGAAACCCGAATCTATCACTGACAGCGATGTTATAGATCCATTTACAATACCAGCAAAAGAGTTGACAACTGCATTATTACCCATCAGTGACGATTCTTCTATCTGGGTAACAGATACCACGTTAGCTGTTGCCCCAGATGTTGCCCCAGTTATTTCGACCCCAGATGTGAAAGATTGATTGAACGTCTTTCTCTTGACGTTAATGAACGAAGCTCCAGAGTTTATCACTTTGCCTCTTGATAAGGATATTTGGGTATTTGATATTGATGTGTTCACAAAGAACTTAACACCACTGGTCATACCTATTGCTACATTTGTAACTTTTGAAATAGAGTTAGATGTTATAATTGAACTGTTGGTTGTTAAGTTCAGTATAGTATTGTTACTGATTGTATTAATTTGAAATATCAAATTGTTACCTGAAAACTTAATGAAGTCACCAGCTGATAATTCCGATGTAAACAATGTAGAAACACCGTTTACTTGAGAGCTTGTTGCGTTAGTAGAAACTGTACCAGTCAACGAACTACCAATCGCAGAATTCACAAATGTATTACCAAAGGTAGAATTGGAAAAGGCTGAGACGGTAACAACAGATACAGTTGTGTTCGAAGATCCAGCTACACCATATCCGTTAGCTGTAGAATTAACAATCTGAGTGACACTTTCATTTAAAACTAGTCCACTATTTGATCCACTTACCTGAAGAGTGAAGGCGGGATCAGAAAAGTTTTGAACTATCTCTTCATCATCTGTAAATGTTCCAACTTGATTTTCAACAACTAAGTTAAGATCACGTCTATTGAAGTTGGCAAGTTCGTTATCCCTCACAAGAACAAACGGAGATATGTTATAATCCGATCCTGGATTAATGCCGCTCAAAGAAGCAATTGTTCCGATATCATAGCTACCTCTTGTCAGGGCAAGATTTAAGAGAATACTAACATTACCAGTTGGTAGTTTTGGAAATCCATATTTCAATACACTGAGAGGAGTTGATAGGTATGCTCCGTTAGTGATGCTTATAGTGTTAGCTGAAGAATTAATAGCATTGGTGTTAAGATTCAATATGGTATTATTACTTACAGTATTCACCTGAAACACTGTGTTATTACTTCCAATTTTTATGTAAGCACCATCGTAAAGTTCAGAGGTGAAAAGAGTTGACACACCATTTACCTGAGGACTTGTAGAATTAGAAGATATACTACCCGTCAATGCAACTGTTGTAATCGAGTTATTACCTCCAATCAAATCCGTATTCAGATAAACTGTTTCCTCATCTGTCAGACTACCAACGTTGAAATCAGCTCCAGTTCCTGTACTTACAACAGATACGTTAGCATATACATTGGAGGTTCCACCGTAAATAAAATTATACTGGTTTGATGTAAATGTATTTGATACAGAAGATATTCCAATGTATTGAGAGTTAACTCCCATCACCGTACCTGTTGCAGTTTTATCTGTATATGAATCAACAAGCGCTGATGTCCCATTAATCCTATCAGCCAGAGACCAATTACCCGAAGTAACTATGATAAGAAAACTTCCATTTGCTGACGTCACTGTATTAGCAACAACATTTGGACCCGTAGTTGTCAGTTGAAGACTTGTATTGCTTGTAATAGAGCTGATCTGAAATGTTGAATTGTTAGACTGAAATTTTATAATATCATTATTAGCTAGATCTACTGAAAACTGTGTACCAATACCAATTACTGTATTTGAAGTAGAGTTTGCTGTTGCTGTTCCAGTTACTGTTTTTTGTACTTTACCAACAATTCTCCCAGTGGATACGTTTGCCGTCGAATTAGCCCCAGTTACAAGCTGAGCAAGAGAGAACGAAGTATTTGAAGAACTAAAAACTATATTTGCAAGTGGTTGATAAACTACCTCATCGATTAAAAAGTTAGGAGTATAAGTGTTTGAAAAAACCTTGTTGGTGTATTCCAACATCTTTTCAGCAATAACTGGAGAAGTCGTAAGTCTATAACCAGTACCACCATCTAACAGAGTAAATGTAACCTTACCAGTTTGCTGGCCAACAGAATCAATTCTTGCCTTACCTTGTTTTCCTCTTACCGCTGAAACAACGTCGACTACGTCACCAACAGCAAAATCTCTACCAGCGTCATTAATTGTAATTTTAGTAAGAGATCCTATCACTTTGGGGCAATCATTAAGACTGCCATCTGAAGTAATTAACTCATCAAATAAGAAATCACCATTAACATTTGATAGATATATTACATCAAGATATTTTCCGTTTATACTTTTTCTTCCTACTCCCTCAACAAAAGCTGAAGCTCCAGATGTTGAACCAACAACTGTTTTACCAATGAAAGAGGGTGTCTTTGTCGATAAAGATACTTCAAGATAAACAGGAACAAACCATTCACCGTCTGAAGCTTTTATTACATCTTTACCTGGAAAATATACTTCTGTTTCTGAAACGTTAAAAACTCTGTTAAGAAATAGTTTAGTACCTCTTTCCGTTCCTTTTGATGAGTAAAAATCACCAGAATGCTTTACATTGAATCTTGTTTTATCAAAATCAACTGGAGCTCCAGTTAGATATTTTAAGCTGTAGTGATATAAAAATTCATCAATGGTGCTATCAATATCTCTAAATTCAAGAAGATTTCTTGAAAAGAAAATGTTGTTGTTTGTCTGTTGGGTCCATTGGTAATATTCTTTGACAAACTCAATGAAGGTATTTCCCTGCTCTTTGTAGAACTGGGGAAAGTGATTTTCGACCAGTATACTAATATCGTCTTCTACTCGCTTCATAATTTCTTAGGTACCATTAGAACGTTTATATCTTCAGGTTTTATTTTAAGTATGTTTCTAAACGATGATGTGTAATCTTGACTAACAACTTTTGCGTACAATTTTATACCAGACCCTGTAAAGCTTTCCACATTGAGGTTGGATATTGTAATACTACCTGTAGCATAATCAATTGTTCCAATTTTTGCTTTTTCTATGTGGTTTGTTGATGTTACTCTTACAATTCTTACATTTCCAATACCATCGTCTTCCAACTGACAATTCAATCCATCTAAAATGAATGAAGATGAAAACAATCCTCTATCAGCTGTAATACTGTGAGATTGTTCAGAAGGAGTAGTGATTAATATTTCAGCACCGAAGGAAAAGGTGAAGTTAGTAGATACACCAGTATCTAATGTAAGTAAGTAATAAGGTACAACCACTGTATCATTGTTGATAATAGATTTGTCGGTACTGTCTATAGTTGTTACAAAATTACTGTATAAGAAGCTAGCGTTAAAGTCATTTAAATATGTATCATTGTAGTTTGTTATTGTAGTCAATACCTTGGTAGATAACTGATTCTCAGACAGCGTTGTTATATTGAAATTGTAGTTTACCGATGTGTCTACCTTCAAGTAAACAAAATCAGGATTAACGATTTCTGTGAGAATACCAAGAGGAACCTTATCACTCAAGTAATTGTTGTAAATGCTTTTCTTTAGGTCAGGAATACCATCAGAATTTTCTACATCGATAGAAATAAACACTTTACCGAACTGAGGAGGGTCTTCCTTTTCTCCGCCATACACTGATATTGCTTGAATTTCAGGAAACTCTCTTGTTAGTAAGATTTCGTAATCACTTTCGGTTATAGCTCTTTCCTGTGTTTGAAAGCTTCTTGGAGCATTGAATTTGATTGATGTGTTGGATTCAGATACTGATCCGCTAACAGCTTCAGAATTCAGTGTAATTGTAACATTCGAATGTCCATCGATGCTTGAATTATTAACAAACGTATCTGCTCCGTTAGGCAGTTCCCCACTACAAGCTCTATATGTTATATCAATCACAGCACCGTTACGAGGTGCTCTGCCCGATATATCATCTCCAAACACAACCTCATACTGCTCATTCTCAGCAGGCTGTACAAAGAATATATTTGTATTTGAAACTACTCCAAATAATGAATATGCTTGAGTATAAGTGTAAACGTTTGCACCACTATTTTCAGAAACAGAAATCTCAATACTTGTTGTGTCAATAGTTTGATTGTTTAGTACAAATCTTTGATTTTGTATAGCACTATTTTTTACAAACGTATCTGTTACGTATGAGCCTTCATACAATATAGTATTGTTAGCAAAGTATACGCCATTAGCACTTGTTACAATTGCAATTGACTCATTTGTTACAAAGTTGAATGTATTAGAACCGACTCGAGATGTAAATCCAGTCTTCGCTGGAATAACAACAGAGGACACATTGGTTGAGGGTGTTATTGAAATGTTTACATTTGCTTGAGCTGATCGGAAAGATCTAGGAAGGTAGTTGAGTTCCTTTGCATGAGATACAATACTGTCTCTGAGTTGCGCAGTATCAAGAAACATCTCACTAGCTACCATGTTCATATAAAACGTATTAAGATATGTGTTGTAAGCAAGGACATCTAACAACACACTCATGTTTGAGCCATCAAAATTATAATCTTGAAACTTTGATTGTGATGATAGGTATGACTTCAACGACGATTTCAAAGAATTGAAATCTAAGTCAATTAGGTTGATAGATGAATTTGCCATTTTACCTTATTCTTGAAAGAAAGAAACTGATTGAAACATTCTCAGGATTATTTATGGTGGTAAAAAACATCTGCAGCTCTATAGAGTGATTATCTGGAAACTCAATTGCTTTAACCTTGATAGTTTTTATTCTTGGCTCAAAGTTTTCAACAGCTGTTTTAATTTCAGTCTCTATTGCATCTGTTGTAAATTTGGAGAAGTTTTCAAATAACAGTCCAGAAATATTACAACCAAACTCCGGAAAGAAAGGGCGTTCTCCTTTTCTTGTCAAAATAATATTCTTCAAGGAATTAATTATAGAGTCTTCGTTAGTTAGTCTAGCAAGATCTTTTGTTCCAAAGTTCTTACTGAAGCTATTGTAAAAATCACTATACCTCTCCGACCTTAGAGAAGTTACTGTAAATTTATCTGCGTATGACGTTGCCATTTAATCTCCTACAAATACGTTACTCGATCCACCTACTGCATTGGGTGCACAGTGTGCTCCTCCAAGCGGTGCACATAACGCATCAGGAGCTGCAGAATCATTGTTATTACAAACAGCAACACCTCCAATAAAAACATTATTAGTTGCTGCAACCAATGCACCTCCGCCATGTGAGTTAGGATCACCGTTTATAGACCACAGCAAACCATTGACAAAAACATTCTTGCTTTGTGTAGATACTGTACTAGCACCACATGCTCTGGAATCCGTGTTTCTGTGAACTGCTGGCATTATGGGTTGAAATCTATCTTAGGTGCTTTGATTAACATATTTCCTTTGGATTCCAGTGTATATGTTCCATCTACAAGAATATTAACATTCCCTTTGACTCGTACATTAACATCACCACCGACATAAACATTATTGTCCTTAGTGGTAACATCGAATCTATCATCAACTGACTTTATAACAACTTGACCATCTTGGTCTATTTCAACATAGGTTCCGGTCTTGTGCATGATATGAATTCGTTCTTTGGAAACTGTATCATCAACCTCTATTAAATGACCAGACTCTGTTCTCAATACCTTATTATATGGATATTTAGCATTGAAAGGAGTAGATGGTTCTCCTGGAAACGGCAAGGCTGAACTTACTTTCTTAGATTCTTTAATTTGCGCAGCTGAATTGATACCAATAGCGGAGTTAGGAAGTTCATTATCTTCTTTAGTTCCAACGATACCAGCAAGAGTACCGAGTATGACTGGAATCTGACATTCGTTTCCATCCGCAAAGAAACCAAACACAGTTGTTCCTACCATCATTCCCGTTGGACTGATACCCACCCCGTCATTATTGACTCCCAAAATACCAGCACTGATTATAGAATTAATCACAGTTGCCCATGGTAAGTGGTCTGTAGGTACATTGACAGTGTCTGGAGATCCGCCGGCTGTGAATGGGTGTACATTATAGATTCTTACACGAACCCGTCCTATTTTCTTCGGATCATCCCTATCTTCAACAACACCAAAAAACCATCTGAATCCCTCTTCACCCATAGTGTGTGTAGTCATTCTAAAACCCCTCTTCCAAATCTCATCAACTCAAGATGAGTATCATATTTTGCTGTATCTGCATTTGTTATTGTATGCTTACACGCAGTAACCATATAATATCCACTATCCATTTGATTACTAGGTTGTTTACTCTCTAGTGCATCATATCTTGGAACTTGTAAGTATAGTATTGAGCCTGCATTTATTCTTGTATTGCCAGGAATATCAATGTAGGTCTTCTCCATCGTAAAGAGATTTGAGAAACACAATCTCTCTGCTACCGTATCATACAAAAAGTTTGTAGAGTTGTTGTTTGTATCTTTGTATTTCGAAAACGGTAAGAAGTACGGCTTGTTATTATTCAGTGAGAAGTCATTGTATATTGTAGCTGTAATCAAAGGATTACTACCATTGGTCGAGTCAACAAATATATTGTTAGATGGACTATTTTCAAAAACTCTTGTTTCAAACTTTTTCGTAGTTAAATCGTATTGAGAAATAATCGATTTCAAACCACCATTCTTAAGAGAGTGATTGAGATTGAATGATGATTTGACTGTGTAGTTTCGGAATAGATGAAATGAGTCAAAGTCAGTTATTGTTGACGAACCTTTGACGTTTTCAGATATTGCTTCTTTTTGGAAAAACTTTTGAGCTTTTTTAGTGTCTCTTTCAAAAAGACCCTCTACGGTTGTTAAGAAGTATCCGTTACTTGTTTCATAAAACAAAAAGGTAGATGATTTATATTTCTGAGAAACTAATCTCTGTCTTATAAAGTCAATAGATTGGAAAGGAGTTAAGAAAGGAATTAAAGTCGCTGGTAGATCTTTTGTATCCTCGGTGAATATAGTTTTATCACTACCAAGATACTTCTTCACGATATCAGATACTATATCCTTTGTACTAGACTTATAACTTTTTGAAATAGCAATCGAGCTATCGGTTAAGAATTCTTTACTGGTTAGTCTTAAGCCTACATTTTTTGATCGAAGGTTAGGATTAGGTACATTGTAGATGAGCTCGGCGACTTTAAATTTATATGTCAACGTTTGTTCACTACCGTACCCTTGAAATTCTATTTCAAAATCCTCATCTCCAGTGATATTATTCTTCTCAATGAAACTACCACCATCTATTAATGTTAAATCAGCGGTTATAAAAGGATTGAATACATTCTCAAATATATCAAGCGAAGAAAAGAATTCCAAAAATTTAGATTGCTTATCAATAACTATGGTTTTTGTGTGATTGGTTATAGATATTTTCTTAATATCACACTGACTAGGTTTCAAATTCATGATGACATTAGACTCTTAAACTCTTGTTCTATCGATTGGACATAAGCGAGATCTATCAACCTTATATTCTTTTTCTTTTCATTCAATTCGTTTTCGTAATCAAAAAACGAAACACCTTCAAAGTAAGATTGAATGTCTGATGATATACTAGTCGAAAGAGTATTTACTGCGGACACGGTAGCGTTAGCTGCACTGTCGCCACCTTTTAAGTTATATGTTGTAGACAATGTACCAATCACATTGGAAACAATACAGACAGTGCTGTTAGAAAAATTAACAGTAGCGGAACCTACAGTGACTCCAGCATTTTGTTGAAATACGTACTCATCAGCAGTGAAAGAAGTATTTCCAACTAGGGAGACATTCAACTGTTGTGTTTTGTTGGTTTGGAAAATTATTTCCTCTTTCTTTCTTTCATATCTTATAATGTTATTATTGTTACCGTTGATAGGTGTCCAGAATCTTTTTTGATTGGCTGACAGAGCGTTATATGCTGTCGGTGATATCATTGAGTCATCAGCAATATAATTTGATCTGAAAAACTTTATTTTTCTTCTTGCATCTGTAAGTGATTGATACTTGTCTGTAATAAATCTATTAAGGGAGTTACCATCCATATACCAATCATAATATGGATCAACAATATTGTTACTATAGTAAACAAGCCAATCATATCCTGAATCACCATAGTACAAATAAGCAATTGTATCAGCTCTATCACCTTCCTGGATTGTATAGGGATGAAACACTTCAAAATTTTGTTGAATTGTTTTCTGGAACGCTATTTTTGCAAGAATATTAACAGCAACAGTGTTTGATACAGTATTACCGTACTGTACTAGCGGGTAGTGTTTGAAAAAGTTATCCATTATACTATTGGTCTAAATTGAGTTTCTTCAGAAGTGCCATAATCATCAGCCAACCATATTTCTATTTCTTGGAATGTAAGTGATATTGAAGTTGCTGTTGGAGTGGCGTCATTTGAATTTGCACCTGTTTTAGGATCTGATAGAAAAGATACACCTGCTGGTGCATAACTTACGTTCATGTTGGTTAAAACACACCTCTTAAAAGTTCGCAACGGGAGCTCAGGTGTCAGCTTAATTTCAAATACGGAAGGTGTTTTTAAAATTGCTGGATTTCCAGGATAGGTTTCAGGTAACATCTCCCTTCTGAAAAATCCAACAATTGTTCTAATAATAAGTGCCTCTTCACGTGATTCAGGATACAAAGTCCAATCAAATGTAAACGGAGGCTTGAACTTTGTTCCTTGAAAAATCATAACAGGAAACGGATTAGCAGTTACTTGAAAAGCTGCTTTGGCTGCAGCTCCAAATGGGCCACCCATCCCTCCGAGTGCCATTACACCTGCAGCTGCACCAATCTTGCCTTTATTGTCAGCGAGATAATTGAGAGCTTTTGCTGCATTCGAACCAGCGCTGTTCATGTTAAGATTTTCAAAACCACCTACAACTCCACCAGGACCGCTAGAAAATTCTGTTAGTCCTTGCTTGAGAGCGTTACCTATAAAAAACAAATTCTCAGCGTTGTAATCAGCTGAGTAACTATCCGATAGATTAGTAGGGAGAGGAAGATTAATTGATTTTTTGAACGTGAAAGATCTTTTCGTATCCTCAGGTTTCTCAATTTCGTGCTTGAACGCGTTGAAAGATATATAATAATCTGTACCAAGATCAGAGGGAAACTTGATCGGAGCATTTTCCGAATTCAGCGCTGTAGCTCTGTTTCCCTCAATTGTTGTTTCAGCAAGCGTTGTTGAAACCTGTGCACTACTGGTGTAGCTAGAGGATTGGCGAATTGGGGGCGCCGACTGCTCTACACGAATACCGTTCTGAGGGGTATAAGTATAATTAAGATTAGAGGCTATAGCCATTTCATTTATTTCCTATGAGTTACAACGGAGTTTTTAAACCAAAGAATCCCTCTAAGTACAAAGGGGATCCTACTAATATTATTTATCGCTCGCTTTGGGAGTGTAGATTCATGAGCTATCTTGATGCCCACCAAGATGTAATAGAATGGGCAAGTGAGGAGTTCTCCATTCCATATTTATCACCAATTGATAACAGAGTTCACAGATACTTCCCAGACTTTTGGATAAAGAAGAGAGGAAGGGATGGATTGATCGAAACAGTCGTCGTTGAGATAAAACCAAAAGCACAGACTAAGCCTCCAAAAGTCCGCACTAAATTAACAAAGGGTTACATTAACGAGGTTAAAACCTGGGGGATAAATAGTTCAAAGTGGAAATACGCAACTAAGTTCTGTGAAGAACGTAAGTGGAAATTTCAAATACTAACAGAGGATGACTTGTTCGTCGGTAAAAAGTAATGGCTCAAACATATCAGCAAATGCTCAATCAAGCAATAACCAAAGGTAAAGTAGCCGATGCTCAAACTTGGTTCGATACAACTTATCAGGATCTGTCCTCTAAAAATACAATCAGTGTAATCAATAAAGGTGACGAAAGACTTACTAAAGCTCTTTCGATCGGCAAGATGTTTTTGTTTCACTATGATCCAAAATACAAAGAAACTCTTCCACTGTATGATAGATTCCCTCTTATATTCCCATTCCAGAATGTTGAAGGTGGTTTCATGGGAATCAACTTTCACTACTTGCCATACGGACAGCGCGCTGCATTGTTGGACAATCTAATGGTACTTGCTAACAATAAAACCTTCACCGATAAGATGCGTCTCAACATGAGCTACAGATTACTCAGTGCTGCAGCAAGAACTGTATCGTTCAAGGAATGTGTCAAGAAGTACCTAAATAGCCATGTAAGATCTAGATTTTTCTATATTAAGCCCGATGAGTGGTCCAAAGCACTAATGTTGCCTCTAGATGACTTTGTATATAAAAAGAAAAAGTAATGTTAAACATAAACGAATTTAAATCAGCAGTTCACAAATACGACCTTGAGCGTCCTAATCTCTTTGCTGTTGAATTTTCATATCCCGATGCAGTAAGGAATGTACGGGGAGTCAATATTATTGAATCTGTTGAGAATGGTAAACTTGTCACGTTGTTTTGTAAGGGTGCAAACCTACCAGGTATAAATCTTGCGTTGTCCGATAACTTAAGATACGGAATTGGTCCCAATGTAAGAATGCCTGTAAGAGGCAGTCTAAACGATGTGTCCCTCACTTTCCTTAATGATGCTGGTGGAAGATTGCATACGTTTTTTCAAACTTGGATTGGTGTGATATATCCTCAATGGGGAAAGGATACTTTTGATAATAGACCAGGTGAAAAAAACACATACCTTCTAGATTTCAAGAAAAACTATCAAACAAATGCAAAGATTATAATGTACAGTGGTGAGCCAGGTAAGACTGGTGGATCCGGAATATTACAAACCATTGCCTCTGTTGCTTCTGCAGCTGCAGGAGTTCCTTTCATTGGATCTTTGCTTGGAAGCCGCATTGGTGCTCAGCACAACCTTAAAAAAACAAGAACTTACGTTTTTGACAAAATGTATCCAATCAACGTAAGTGATATATCTTTATCATCATCAGCTGGTGATTCTGTTACCGAGTTTACGGTGGGATTCACCTACCAAACTTATAAAATTGAAGTAAATTAATTATTAGGAGTTATTATGGCTTTACCAAAACTTATGCACCCAACTTTTGAGTTGAATATCCCATCCACGAAACAAAAAGTCAAGTTCAGACCTTTCCTAGTGAAAGAAGAAAAGCTGTTATTGATGGCTAAGCAGAGTGGAGAACAATCTGACATTGTCAATGTACTTAAACAAGTAATAAACAACTGCGATGTTGAATCTGTAGTAAAAGTAGACCAACTAGCATCTTTTGATATTGAGTATCTGTTCTTGAAATTGAGAGCGAAGTCTATCAACAACGTCATCGATCTTGCTTACACTGACTTTGAAGATGATGAGACATATAAGTTCACACTTGATGCAGAGGAAGTAGAAATATCATATGATCCGGACCATAGTAACATTGTCAAGTTATCTGAAAACTCTGGCATTGTAATGAAATATCCTTCGATGGATTTGATGAGTAAGGTTATTGAGAACAATGATGTGGGCGGCTGGTTGTTCTTCATGATCAAAGGATGCATGGATCAGTATTTCGAAGATGATAAGATTGTGTTATTTAAAGATAATAAACCTGAAGAGGTAGATGAGTTTGTTGATAGTTTACCAACTACAGTGATCAAGCAGTTTGAAACATTCTTCGACACAATGCCAAAACTATATCACAAAATAGAATATACAAATAAAAAGGGTACAGAAAGAGTAATAGAGTTAAGAACACTCGAAGATTTTTTTACATTGCGCTGAGTCATAACTCTCTTGAAAATTACTACCAAGTTATTTTTATTTTGGCTCAGCATCACAACTATTCAATATCAGACATTGAAAACATGATTGTTTTTGAAAGAGATTTGTATTTACAGTTACTATCGGACCATATAAAGAAACAACAGGAAACGATGAAGAATGGCAACTAGTCAAAACCAAGGATTCATAGAGCAGCTACGCGAAATGCGCGCAACGCGTACGCAGCAGCTTCGTCAAGGTGGTCAGCAAGCTACTTTGTTGAATAGACAGATTACTGCTATGACAACTCTTAATAAAACAATGGAGGCTGTCCTTCGTGCTCAAAACTCATCTGCTGTTGCTCTCAAAGATATAAACAACAAACAAAGTAATATGATTAGACAGAGCGATCAGATGTCTAAAAGTATTAACAATCTTTCTACGTCATTAACAAAATCCGTGAGTAGTCTAGCAAGTGCTGCAGCAAAGGGGACTGGTAGTGCTATTGGATCTGCGGGTGGTGCTGTTGTAGGTGCAGCTTCTTCTGTTGCTTCGGGAGTTGCCTCATCATTAGCTAAAGCATTGCCGTTTGCAATTGCTGGTGTGGTTGGTAAGATGTTTGTTTATGATAAAATGGATGATTCTACAAAGAAGGAGCTTGGTGACTCTTTCAGCGGATTGATGAGTAGTATATTTGGTAATATTGACACTTCAAGTTTTGGTAAAATAGTTAAACCTATAACGAAGGAACTTGGTATAGTGTTTGGCGCGTTAGGTGATACTCTAGAAGGTTTAACAAACAAAATATCTAGCTTAATTAAAAAGCTACCAACAGGTGCAGAAAAAGTTGCAGCTATAATAAAAAACCCTCCTGCTAAAGTTAGAGCCATTGGAGGAATGGTAAATGACGTGAGTAATGTTATAGGTGGCGTAGTTACCGGCACAAGTCTTCCAGAATACGAGACAGCTAGAAACGTAACTGCTGCTGTTGGTGGGGTAGCAGCAGTAACAGGAGCAGTTGCTGTTGGGGCTAGAGTAAGAGGTAACAATAAACCAGGAGCCACAGTGGCACCTAACACTGCCCCAGCATCAGCTGCAGCAGTAAGTTCTCCACCTGCTGCTGCGCAAAGATATAGTGGATTTCCACAACTGCGACTTCCAGAAACACCGGCAAATAAAGAGGCAATAAAAGAGATTACTAAGAAAGGTGATAAAGTTACAAAAGTTGCTATTGTAGGAGCAAGATTGTTTATTAAACTGGGTTTAGCTGGTGGAAAATATATGGTCGAGCTTGGAAAGCTGGTATATAAAACTAAGTTTGGTGGTTTCTTTGGGTGGGCAGGTATTCTAGTACAAGCTGGGGTTTGGTGGTATGTACAACGAGTTTTAGATGAAATGGCTCCTGAGCCAATGGGCGACGGTACTCTGAGCAAAGAAGAATATTATATATTAACAAAACAAGCTGCTGAAACCGCGTTGGTTACAGGAGGTGCTAGTGCAATTGGATCTTCTCTTGGATTTGGTACCGGTCTGCTTTTGGGAGGATCTACACGTAATAAGAAAGTTGCTGGGGCCGCAACGGCTGGATTGGCTTTTGCAGGCGGTGTCGGAGGTTCAATGTTCGCTGAGGCACTATTAAATTCCAATAGATCTCTTCCTGAAAGCCTGACAAATGAGTCTGGTGTATCAAACAACAATTCTGTACTTACAAATGCAGTAAGTGCAAGTGATGCCAGAGAAGCTAGAAATGAAAAACCTGGAGCTACTAGACCACAGGGAGCAATCAATCCATCTCCTGCCAGTTCCTCTAGTTCTGGTAATGTATTTGATATATTCAAAGGAGCTATTGGTCGTGCAGAATCTGGAGGGGACTACTCTGCTAGAAACAAAAGCGGTAGCTCTGCTTCTGGCAAATATCAAGTAATCAAAGATACATTTGAAAGATATTCAAAGATAAAAGGTAGTCCAGTATACGGAATGACCTTTGAACAATTTCAAAATTCAAGTCCAGAAGTACAAGAAGCATTAATGGATTATATGCTTCAAGATTACAATCGAATATTGACAACCGGTAAAGTTCCTATAAACGAGCAGACACTGTACCTTGCTCATTTCTTAGGACCAGAGACAGCTGTAAAGGTATACAATGCAGACCCCAATGACGATTTGAGTAAGTATATTACCAAACCCGGTTTGTATGATTTAATGATTAAACAAAATCCTGGCCTTGTTACAAAAGGAATGACAACATTTGGAATTCAACAAGCGCTTGGTAAAAGAGTATCTTCACGAATGGCTGGTAATAGGGGCATTACAACTAGTGTCGCTCCATCTTTTGCGGCTGCTGATCCAGGTACTGCAACAACAAGTGCTTCATATGATGAGAACTACGCGCGTAGAAGAAAAGAGGCTAAGGAAGCTGAAAAGTATGAAGAAGGTAGTGATTCGTTTGTTGGCCCGATGCTAGCTAAGAGTGAAAAATCCAAGCCTTCAAAACTGAGCGCGTTTGCAAGTCAGTTTAGTATTGAATCATTTACATCAAACTTTGCTGAGAAGACAAAAGAATTGACCGATATCGTCGATTCAATGTTTGCGGCGCAGACTCAATCAGTACCAACTATAGTTGCTGATAACTCCAACGTGACAAATGTGATTAATAACTCATCTGGAGGTTCAGGGGGTGGTCCAACAATGAACCAAGTCGTATCTACTCATATGTCAAATATGAACTGGCAATTCAACTCAATGTCAGGTGGCGTTAGAGCATAAAAAAAGGGCCTACTGGCCCTTTCCTTTTTAGTCGTTCAATAGTGCTTTGAACTGATCTAAATCCTCATCCTCATCAGAATCCCACGGTGCTGATTCTTTCTTAGATGAAGGTGCACTTACAGTCTTTGATGCCTTAGGTGCAGGAGTTTCGTCCTCATCCAAATCAGTCAAAGATGCATTCTGCACTGCACGCGATGCACTTCCGTCAAGTGCCAACACACGGTAAAGCTTTTGCTTCAACTCGTCATATGGTTTGAAGTGTTCTTCTTTCAAGAACTCTTGCAATGAGTGCTCAGACTTCCACAACTTCTCCATCTTTGCATCATCATCCATTAATGGCTCAGGCTTTTCGAACTCAGACTTATCATAATTACGATATCCTTCGACATTGCGGATCTTTAGCTTGAAGCTTGCACCAGCCCACAAATCAAACGGGTTTACTGGATCCTCATCCTCAAACTCAGGATTCATTGCAGCATTCAACTTATCAAAGATTTTCTTACCGTACTTGTACAGGAAGACTTTACCTTCGTTCTCTGGATGTGCTTTATCACTAACAACGTAAATGTTGCTAATGAAGTTTAGTTTACGCTTTTGTTTGCGCACTTGATCTTGATTCGCTTGAACACCAGTAGCCCATAATTGGCTATTGTATTCAGAAACAGGATCTTGCTTACCAATTGTAGTAAGCGACTTTTCGATGTACCATTGACCGCCTGGACCTTTGAAACCGTGATCAAAGATACGAACGAACGGAACATCTTCACCATCAGGTGCTGGCAAGAACCTGATCACAGCAAATCCGTTACCGGACTTATCGACTTCTGGTTGCCAAAAGCGATTATCATTCTCGCGGCCTCCACCTTCCGGTGTTGCGAGCTTGTTTACTTGCTGGGTGATTTTCTCGAGACTAGTCTTAGAAGACTTTTTGAGATTTGCAAAAGACATACGTATACTCCTTATATAAAATGTATTTAATGTATATTAACTTATCCACTTACTGCATAAAGTATTATATGCAAACCAAGATCCAGAGTCAACGTCTGAATTGTTTGATCAGCATACCTTTATATTTATCATTATACTCCACAAAAGGAGAGAGTTTCAACAATTTATTTTTCTCTTGACTCCATATTGGATCAGTACCCATATTCTTAGACCAGTAACCAAAGTACCGTTGAATGTGATTGATGATTATAAGAGTCTCAGCACATATCTCTTTAGAGAGATACTTTTTAAAAAGTATTGGATGCTGATTGTCCACTACCTTTAACGAATCAATTAACCCGTCTAGCTTATCAAGATCGCTCTTGAACACATACGAGAGGGATTCCTTGCGTTTAAGCCAGTCCTTATATGCCTTCTCAGCAACTTGCTCATTAACTAAATCTCCAACCCACTTATCCTCAATAACCAAATTAGCAACAAGAAAACCCATAATGTCCTTGTGCTTTGCTAACTTGGTAAAGAAGATTCTATCAGACCGCTTTTCAAATGATTCGTAAGATGCCTTTACCTTACCTTTATATTTGAAGTAGTCGTAAGATATGGACTGGAAATGTCTTTTGAGAGCGCAGTATTTGAGATACGCTTCGTAGTCAGTCATAGAGGGAGTTGTGTGGTCTTTGGTAGGTAGTTAAGTTTTTCAGCTTCAAGCTGAATCGATGCTTTAAGTTTTGAATTATTTCTAATCAAAGATGCTGCAGTTTCAACATCCAATCCTTTTTGTTCACAGAAGTAAATCACCGCATCAATATATTCCATATCCTTGGTATACACAATGTGTTCGATCTCTTTTGTAAACTCTACTACACTGACAAAACTTAGATCTTGAATCATATTAGATGAAGAAAATTAAACCAAGAAGAATTGCTTGTATAGCGAATCCTAAACCAATTGTTACTAACATTAACATATCTTTCAAAATAGCCGATCTAAGGAAGTAAAGCAATAACCCACCCCATACCATTAAAGTAATATCCAAAGGCGGCATACGGTCTGTAGCATGCGCCATTACTGCAAAGAAACCTGGAATCGTAGAAGCCATTATACAAATGACGCTTATCCATGCTATTGTATCGGCAGAAGTCTTTGAGAACCCATCGAAATACTGAAGGAGTTTTTCTTTGATTAAATTAAGTTTTTCCATTAGTTCTTTGTCCGTAAAAGATGTTATTTTAAAATATTAAAGAAGTTGTTACAACTAAATATATGTGTGGTTCGCGAAATGGAAGTTCCCAACCACTCTAAGATCGAGAAAGGATCCCAGCATGAATATTTATTACGTGTACGCATACGTGCGTAGCAAAGACTCTCAAACTGCAAAAGCAGGAACTCCTTATTATATTGGTAAAGGTAAAGGTAAACGTGCAATACAGAATCATCCTGGAATATCTGTACCATCAGATAAGACTAAGATAATTTTAATTGAACAAAGATTAACAAACGTTGGAGCTTGTGCTATTGAGCGTAGGTTAATACGTTGGTATGGTCGTAAAGATTTAGGGACGGGCATCCTACTTAACAGAACTAGTGGAGGAGAAGGTGGTAAGGGAGGTAGCAAGAAAGGTCGTATTGTTTCTGAAAAAAGAAGGAAGCAAATATCTGAAGCGGGTAAGGGAAGAGTTCATAGCGAAGAATCTAAACGTAAAATATCTCTGTCTAAAATTGGCAAGAAGAGAGGTGAATTCAGTACTACTTGGAGAGAAAATCTTTCCAAGGGTGCACGTGATAGAGATAGATCTAAAATGAAACCATTTCCTGAAGAACTTAAAAAACATTACAGTAAAATATATTCTATTCCTGTTTATTGTATAACAAATGATACGTGGTATGATTCAAAAAAAGTTGCCGCAGTAGAACTGGGATTGAAAGCTGGAAATATAGGACATTGTTTATTAGGACACCAAAAAACTACTGGTAATGGCTTTATGTTTTCTTATAAAAAATATGACGGCCAATCTTTCCAACCTTAATCATTTGCTTTGACCAAACAGGATCAGCTATGTACTCCGCATGGTACCAAAGAGCTTGTTGGTACCCAGGAAGTCTAAAGTCTTCCAACAACACCTTCTTAGCAACTTCCATTGATTCTTTGTATGCTCCGTTATGTCTTACTGTTGGCCCACTTTCGCAATACCAAGAGAACTGACATATCACCTTACCATACACAACATTCTTTTGGTAGACAACATCACATATATCTGATGGATACTTACCTGATTCAGCCCTATTTATTGTAACCTGAGCAACTGCTACCTTACCTTCAAAAGGTTCTGTTGCAGCTTCGAAGTATATGTTCTTTGCTAGGCAAGTAAGCTGCCTGTCGCGTTCGGCCATAGAGATAGGACTATTGAATTGCTGGTCTTGTTTATATGATTGAATTTTACTTGAAGTGTAAAAGCTAATAGCATAAAGTGTTAACGCTAAAAGAAATACTTTCAACAAAATATTTGAAATGTGTACCATTAGCTCTCCTTCTTTGAAAGAGATATCTTAGTAGAGGATGTTTTTGTTTCTGTTTGAATATTTGATACAAAACCGTTCAACAATTGTGCTTTGTTGATAATATCGGTTTCGGACGGATATACTGGATAGGCAGGATGTTCTGGAATTGATTGCCCGTTCAGCTTGGCTGAATCAACCTTTACGTTCCAGTCTGCACTGATACGATCCTTTTCTGAAAAGTAAGAATCAGTCAGCATATCTTTCGCCATTTTTAAAAGTTCAAGGCGAATCTCGAAGGGTGTCATGTTTGACATTAAATACTCCTGTGATGTGTAAGTGTATGGTAGGTTATTCTGTTACGAGGAAACCTACCGAAACCCTAAGCAGTGTTTAGGCTGCTAATGCGAACTGTTCGTCGTTTGCGTTTACGTTTTTTGCTTGATTAACGGTCATCGCCTACCGTGCTGTCCACTCTGTTACTACTTGCCCTGTCGAAACTATGCAGGCCCATCAGAAGTATACTAACTGCTCGCTTAGAACATTATCCATTTCTGGGATCTAATTGCTTGCTAATGTACTTCTGGTGGACCTGGGGGGATTCGCACCCCCGTCCAGAACACTTTTCTCTTTGCTTCGTACAGCAATAGCGCTGATTATACATCAGACCTTATTATTTATCAACATTATCTATGGGTGCTTGATTACTTTCTCTTGGGTATCCAGGAAATGGATCCCAGTCCAGAGTGTCTTCATTCCACAAATAGGGGTATTGATCGGGAGGTGGAAAAGGAGGCACCCAAGAAGGTATCTCTTCATTCCACACCCAGCCTTTGGGCTTGCCTGCATTGTAAGCTGCCTCCCTATGCTGCCGTTTCATTTCTAATAATTCGTCGTGCGACAATGCTGGTTCATACTGGTTATAAATCTCTTCCATGTAAACTCCTGTATTATGATTAATTATTTGACCTCAAGTTACTCTGGCAGTTATACTTCTTCTTGCGTCAATGGAATCATAGATGGCGATTGACGTAATTCAATCTTCAAAGGATCAGCATTACCCTCAAGCATTACCGCTTCTTGCGGAATTAATCCAACTTGTTGTAACGCATGAAAAGTATATGGGTTTGACATAGCGTTTCGTAATTTTGCCGGTGAAGGTCTTCCAATAGCAATAATTTCAGCTTGAATCTCCTTTCCAATTACTACAGTAAACTCATTGGCGGCGTTAGCTTCCCACATCTCATCGTCCGAATAAGGAGTCCCATCTTCATGGCGCAGTCTTGTTGGCTCAACAATTTCATACAGTTCTTTAATTAGTTTCTCAAGAATAAAAATTTCATGGCGATTTAATTCAAAACTTTCTTTTTCGGTTTGTTGGAAAGACTCTATTTCCATGATTTCAGCTTGCAAGTTAAGGATAATATGCGGTAAAGCTTTGCTATCTTTTAAGGTTTGTAGCTCCATGAGCTTAGCCTTATATTTTATGTGAGCAATTTCTTCTAACTTTGCGGCACGAACTCTACCTTGATGAAAGTTTTTTAATTGATGAAGTTTTTCCCAAGGCGTTTCCCCAATCACTTGGTATCTATAGTTAAATTCAGAGTTAAATTTTGACGACATAATAATCCTTTTTAATAATTTTTACTGTCCAAAGCTCGTTGCGGCTGGGTATCTCGCAGTACCTGCACTCGTAGTATCTGAAGCGACAACACCTGTAGTTGACACCAAATTAGTTGTAGTTGTAAAGCTACCGTTATATTTAAAACCAAATATAGCTTTAGCGCCGCCGTAACCACAAGCTGCACTGTCCCCCACAGTACCAACACCCGCAGTATCAGTGGCAACAACACCTGTGTTTGATACTAAATTGGTTATAGCAGTGTATCCGGAAGTAAATCCAAAACCAAATATAGCCCTATCAACGCCAAATGTAGCTGAGCCCTTGTTCGTAGTGCGGGCAGTACCAACACCCGCAGTATCAGTGGCAATTACGCCTGTGTTTGATACTAAATTGGTTACAGCCGTTCTACCGGAAGGCGAAGTAGCGAATCCAAAACCAAATATGGCTTTATCGTAGCCGTATGTTGCAGCGGCTAAAGCTTCTCTTGCAGTACCTGCGCCCGCAGTATCTGAAGCGACAACACCTGTGTTTGAAATAAGATTACATGTGTTTACTCTACCAGAACCAAAAATGTTACCAAAAGCATACAAGCCTTTATCATTGCCGTAACCAGCACCTGCCCCGCTGTCCCTAGGGTTGCCAGTAGCAAATGTAGAGGAAGCAAGCACCCCGGTATTTGACACAATATTTTGGCTAAGATCGGTTGTTGTGCTGCCAGCATAACTAAGCCCAAAACCAAATATACCTTTATCACCTCCAAATGTGGCAGATTGCAAAGATCTCCTTACATTTCCTACGCCTGAAACATCACTAGCCACAACGCCAGCACTAGACACTATATTCGTTATAGATGACATAAATGATGGCGAAAAATTACCAGACCCAAAACCAAAAATGCCTTGCTTAAACCCTGATGATTGTCCATAAAAATTAGATAAGGCTATTAAGCCGGAAGGCACTCTTGCAAGCGCTCGGGAAACTGCGTCATTCAAACTACGCGTTGATGTGGAGATATCACCTAATTCAGTGTTGATTTGACCAAAGGTTAATGAGCCAGATGCTGGTAGTGTCATTTACTTTCCTAGATGTTTAATATTATGTTTATTTATATCAACCTAATATCATATTGATTTTATTCAATTAGAATTAATTAATCCGTCGCTATATTTATATGCCCTATTTTGATCACTCCATCCCAGTCGCGACCTTGTTCACTACGGCCACCTGAGCAAACAAATGGAGATTCAAATTCATGAACGTGGCCACCATTCAAAGTATTTTCATCACTAGACTTTATATCGGATAATAATATACAACCAATCAATCCAGCATCAACTCCGTACTCGTTTTCAGCTTCATCGTAGTATCCACCATCACCCCATTTAGTGTTGAACGATACAAACTTGCGTCCATCCTTCAATGTAAACAGTCCTTCATTACATCCATGATCATCACGACCTTCAAAGAAGAGGCCACACACCTCATCCCATTCCTCATGCATAACATAGCACAAATCACCAACCCAGTATTTGCCAGCAGGCATCCAATCAGTTACCATTATATGTATCTCCAAAAAAAGGTGGCACTAGGCCACCTTATTCAATCAAGCAATTTCAGCCATTTCAACTGCAGTTTCTAAAGCCTTCACTTTCAAAGCCTTATTAGGACCATACCAAGCAGATGCCAAACGACCTTCTTGAGTACGACCAAGATGATGGTCGGTCAAATAAGTCACAGCATTGAAAGCAGACCACCACGTACCCTCAGCATACTTAGCTCCTGGTTGTGTTTCAAGAGCCATCATAGCCAGCGTTGCAGATTGTGACATCTCTTTCTTAGCCTTCGTATCTTCGTTCTTGGAACGACCGTAGGCATTGACGGGGAAGATACGGTTAAAGTAGTCCTTAACTGACTCTTCCTTGAACTTCTTAGAACCCAAGAACTTAGCCATCTCTTTGTACTTCGCCAACTTATCAGAAGCAATACCCAAAGTCTCTTTCACAGAGTCACCATTGAAGGTAGTACGGTGTGATACTTTGACGCCATTGTTAGCTTTGACGGATAACGAAAGTGTCAATGTGTTATTACAAACAACACGAATCGGTGTAAAGCGAACGTCAATTGATTGACCAAACTTGTGTGGAAGAGTGAATAGCAAATAGCTATCAACAGTATCACCACCAAACAATTCAAACGATTCTTTCACCTTAGCAAGTGCCCATACAATTTGACCATCACGAAGAGAGCCAGCTGTATGCATGGCCATGTCACCAGATACCACAAAGTCGTTAAAGAACTCAAAAGCATCGTGATTCTGCAACGGATTCCAGTCTTTAGATACAACATCGAGAATAGAGTTGTCTGAGCTACGAACTAGCGCATCTTTGCCAGTGTAGATTTGTTTACCATCGATCTTGGCGAAAGTAGGAATCTTCTCTACTGTCCAATCAAGATCTGCAGCTTCTAACATCTGAGCAGGAGATAGATCAGCAGGAACTGCCTTACCAAGACCATGCCAAGGAGTTTCGCCAGAGTAAGCAATCGTTTCAATCATATGAG